GCGCGCATCCAAGGCGCGTTTAATGAAATAGGTTGCCTCGCCGCCTATTCGGTCGCCAAACTCGACAATGGTCTGTTCTGGCTCGGGCGCGACGCGCGCGGTAACGGTATCGTCTACAGGTCCAAAGGTTACTCGGGCGAGCGCGTCTCGACGCACGCGGTCGAGTGGCAGATACAGCAATACACCACGCTTAACGACGCCGTGGCCTACACCTACCAGCAGGACGGCCACAGCTTCTACGTGCTGAATTTTCCGACCGCCAATACGACGTGGGTCTATGACGTGGCGACCGGCGTCTGGCATGAGCGCGCCGGGTGGGAAAACAACAACTTCACGCGCCATCGCGGCAACTGCCAGATGAACTACAACAACGAAATCGTCATCGGCGATTACGTCGGCGGCGGGTTGTTTGCTTATGATTCAACAGTTTATACCGAAGCGGGCTCTATCCAGAAGTGGCTGCGGTCGTGGCGCGCGCTGCCTACGGGCCAGAATGATCTGAAGCGCACGACGCAACATAGTCTGCAACTTGACTGCGAGGCGGGTGTAGGTCTTACCGGCGACGACTATCAATATCTGGACGGCCAACATCTGACTACTGAGTTAGGTGAGTGGCTGTTGACCGAGAATGGCGATTACATAGTAACGCAAAGCGCGCCTCTGGCTCCGGGCGTCAATCCGCAGGTCATGCTGCGCTGGTCGGATGACGGTGGCCATACGTGGTCAAACGAGCATTGGAAGTCGATGGGCCGCGTCGGGCAATACGGCTACCGAACCATCTGGCGGCGGCTTGGCATGACATTGAAAATCCGCGACCGCGTGTATGAGGTGTCAGGGACCGATCCGGTCAAGATCGCGATCATGGGCGCTGAACTTATATTGAGCCCAACGAATGCCTGATATTGCAAACAATACGCAGATCCCGGCGGCGCGTGTTCCGATATGGGATAAGCTGACTAATTTCGTCACCCGCGAATGGTATAGGTGGTTTTATAACACCTACATCGCGGTCGAGGCTGGCCGGCGGTATGGCTCATTCTACAGCACGACGACGTTCACGCCCGCTGCGACAAATACGGCCTACGCGCTGACCTTTAACCAGACATACACCCGCGCTGACGGGTCCAATGTAGTCTACGGCGTCTATATCGGGACGCCATCGTCGAGGATATATGTAGACAACGTGGCCACGTATAATTTTCAGTTTTCGGCGCAACTCAGGCAGACTTCTGGCGGCACGCATAACATTTATATCTGGCCCCGCGTGAACGGCGTCAACGTCGATGACTCGGCCACGCAGATCACGATGAGCGGCGGGTCAAATACGGCCACTGTCGCCGCGTGGAATTTCGTGCTAAATCTTCAGGCGGGCGATTATTTTGAGCTGATCTATTCGGTAAGCAGCACAAATATTCAGATCCCCTATGTGGCGGCGGCTAGCCCGGTCCCGGCTATTCCTTCGGTCATCCTGACCGTAACCAGTTGTGTAGGTGCATAATGGCTGTCATCACCCCCATACCCAAGACCCAGTTCATCGGCGCTAATGGCGCTCCTCTGGTCGGCGGTAAGGTCTACACTTATCAGGCCGGCACGACGAGCCCGCAGGTTACATATACGGATTCGACCGGATCGTCAGCTAACACGAACCCGATCATTCTCGACTCGCGCGGCGAGGCGAATATCTGGCTCGGTGAGGCGACGTATAAATTCAAGCTGACCGACGCCAATGATGTTGAGATCTGGACGGTCGACTATATCTCCGCCCCGACGACGGCCGTCTCGCCGGTTCTGACCGGCAACGTCACGATCTCGACCGACTCGTCTGGCCCGGCGCTTAAGATTACCCAGACCGGCACGGGCGACGTTCTGCGTGTGCAGGATAGCGTCGACCCTGACCTTACGCCTTTCGTTATCAACGCGGCCGGTCTGGTCGGGCTTGGGACCGTCGCCCCGGCCGAAGCGCTGGACATAGACAACAACGGGCGCATACAGTTTTCGGCTAACGGCACCCCGCGCACGGTCATCTCGGCCGACGCCACCAACTCAACCGTGGATGTCCGTGACGCCCGCAATCTTGTCCTGCGCGTTAATGGCGGGGACCGGCTGACGATTGCCAGCACGGGCATGACATCGCTCGCGAATGGTCTGACCGTGTCGGCCAGCGGCGCGGCGATCACGGGTAACAGCTCAGTTACGGGTACGTTCACTTCGTCCGGCGCGCTCACCGTATCGTCCGGCGGCGCTACCATATCTGCCGGAGGACTGACCGTGTCTGCTGGCGGTGCAGCCATCACGGGCAACAGCTCGGTCACTGGAACGCTTGGCGTTAGCAGCACACTGACGGCTTCTAATGGACTGACCGTGTCGGCTGGCGGTGCGGCCATTACGGGCAACAGTTCTGTTACGGGCACGCTAGGCGTTAGCAGCACACTGACGGCTTCTAATGGACTGACCGTGTCGGCTGGCGGTGCGGCCATTACGGGCAACAGTTCTGTTACGGGCACGCTAGGCGTTAGCAGCACACTGACAGCTTCTAATGGACTGACCGTGTCTGCTGGCGGTGCGGGTATAACAGGGACGCTCACGGCTAACAGCGGCGTTTCTGTTCCTTCTGGCGGCGTCAACGTCACGGGGACGGTCACAGCCACGACGTTCTCGGGCGCGTGGGCGAATATCCCTGCCGGCACCGTTATGCTGTTCGTGCAGACTTCGGCTCCAACGGGATGGACGAAATCCACCGCGCATAACGATAAAGCACTGCGCGTGGTCTCCGGCTCAGCCTCGTCGGGCGGCAGCGTCGCGTTTACAACGGCGTTTGCTTCGCAGGCTGTGACCGGCACGGTTGCCAGCTATACGCTGACGACGGCGGACATCCCGTCGCATAATCATAGTGCCACCAGCACCAGCACCAGCACCAGCTCGGTAACAGATTCGGGGCACACGCATAATTATGATAGATCTGGCTCTAACACGGGCGTTTATCAACCGGGCGCTGTCGGCGCTACCGGATCGCTTAACTATACCGCCACCGCTACGACCAGCGCCACTACAGGAATTAGCGTTAGCACATCGACTTCCACATCTACGACTATCGGCAATACGGGCGGCGGCGGTGGTCATAGCCACGGCTTCTCCGCACCTAATATAAACCTCGCCGTTCAGTATGTAGACGTAATCATAGCGACGAAAGACTAATGGAACTCAAAAACGGAACCTTCTGTCCGCTTATCAAAAAAGACTGCGTGCAATTAAAATGCGCGTGGTTTACATTGTTGCGCGGGACAAACCCCAATACGGGCAAAGAAATAGACGAATGGATGTGCGCTATTACGGCTATGCCTATGCTTCAGATTGAAGTGGCAAAAGAAGTCCGTCAGGGCGCAGCCGCGACCGAGTCTTTCCGTAATGAAGTGGTTGCTATATCATCGCAACCCGTCACGCCGCTCATCGGCAGGAGCTAACAATGGACCCTTTCACCTTAGCCCTTCTCGGCAGTTCCGCCGCCAGCGGTCTGGGGTCCGTTCTAGGCGCGCGCGCTTCGGGACAGGCGGCGCAAGCACAATCCCAAGCTGCTATGTTGAGCGCGGTTCTTCAGGCGCAGGCGCAGGAGCGCGCAAGACAAGACATCCTTCAGGGCAGGGCCAGCGGCGAGCAGGCTCTTAGATCCGCCGCCCAGCCAACATTGGAGGCTCTACGCGCTTCGACCGCGCGCGCTGAAGAGGTCCGGCGGGCGGGCGCTGGCGAGGCTGCGGCCGAGCTGGAGCGTGGGCGCGCGGCGTCTATCTCTCCGTTATTGGCGGCGCAGCAGGCGCAGCAGCAAGCGCTTTTAGGCGCTACCGGCGGTCAGTTGGAAGCGCTTTACGGCGGCGCTGGGCTGGGAATGCAGGCGCTTCGTCAGGCTGAGCTTGGACAGCTCGGCGCGTTACGAGGCGGAGCGGGTCAAGCTGCCGGCGCAATTCAGCGCGGTATGGGGCAGGGCGCAGGCGCGCTCACGGGGGCAGAACGCCGCGCGGCGGGAGAACTGACCGCAGGCGAGATGGGCGGCCTTGGCGCACTAGGCGGCGCGTTTGGTATGCAAGCCGGCTATCAACAGCCATATGTGTCGACAGGCGCAGGCGCGCAGAATCAGCTTGCGGCGCTTTACGGCGTCGGCGGCGATCCTAACGCGCCGGGCTATGGCTCGTTTATGCGTCAGCCGACGCTCGAAGAACTTCAGATGGACCCCGGCTACGCGTTCCGCATGGCTGAAGGCCAGCGGGCTATGCAGTCGACGCTTGGCTCGTCGGGTATGCGCGGCTCGGGCGCAGCGCTGAAAGCTGCGACTCGCTACGGGCAGGAAGCTGGCAGTCAGGAATATCAGAACGCCTACGCGCGGTTCATGGCAAACCGTCAAGCGGCACTGTCCGGCCTTCAGGGCCTTGCGGGCTCGGGTCAGGGTGCGGCAAATGTAATGACGCAGGCTGCGGGTGGTCTTGGCACCGGAGCGGCAGGGCTTATGCAGACCGGCGCTACAGGCCGTGCGGGGCTTGCGTCCCAGACCGGTGCTAATCTCGCGAACATCTATGGAACCGGCGCACAGAACCTTGCGAACATCTATGGTGCGCAAGGCCAGAATGTCGCGGGTGTGCTGGGTCAGACGGGCGCTAATGTCGCTAATATTGCAGGCACGACAGGTCAGAACGTCGCGGGTGCGTTGGGTCAGACAGGCACTAACCTTGCGAATGTCTATGGCACGACGGGCCAGAACGTCAGTAATATTCAGGGCGCGACCGGGCAGAACCTTGCCGGGCTACGCGGCGCGCTCGGCACGGGGCTGTCGGCGGACATTCTTGGCAGCGGCCAGAACATCGCGAATGTCTACTCTGGACTTGGCACCGGTCTAGCCAATCTTGCCACGGGCGCGGCCGTCCCGCTCGCTAATCTGGCGACCGGCGGCGGCCAAGCGCTCGCGACCGGGCTGGAGAACGCCGCGCAGGCCCGCGCGTCCGGCTATATGGGCGGCGCGTCGGCGCTGTCTCAGGCGCTGGGCAATGTTGGGCAGAACGCGCTGGCCTATAGCATGATGGACCGCATGTATGGTCAAGCGCGGCCGGCGACGGCGCAACCGTTCAACCGAAATTATGGTATGGGTTACGGCCCGCAGCTTTGAGGTCTGACTAATGGCCGTTCGATATGACATTGCGTCTATGGTGCCCCAAATGAGTGGCGGCGGCATAGATCCGCTTAACATGATGGCTCAGTTGCGTCAGCAAGAATACCAGCAGGCGCAGCTTGCGCGTATGGCGCAGAGCATGGACGTGCAGGATCTTCAGGCGCAGATTGCCGCGCAGCGCGAGCTTCGCCAAGCCGAAGCAGCACAGCGTCAGGCGGGACTATATGGCGCGCAGCAGCAGGAAGCGGAGCAGAAAATACAGGCCGGCAAGATCGACCTTTATAAGAATATGTTCCAGAATTTCGTCAACGACCAAAAGTCGCTCGATAGTTTTGTGGCTATGATGGAGCGCGACTTTCCGCAGGGCGTCGCAGCGTTCAAAGGCAAGACTTATTCGGACGATTGGAAACAGGGGCTTTTGAAGCCTGAAGGCGACTATATGGAAGCCGGCGGCGAAGTATATCAGAAAACCGCGCGAGGACTTAGGCCCGCACCTATCATCCAGCCCGAAGCCATCCCCGGCCCGCGTCAGGACATGGCGACGGCGCTTATTAAAGAGCGCGAAGGGTTTATTGAGAAGCCGAAATACGATGTGAACGCCTATCGTGCCGGGTATGGTAGCGACACCGTGACGTTGCCGGACGGCACTGTCCAGAAGGTGACGCCCGGTATGCGCGTGTCGCCTGAGGATGCTGAACGCGATCTTCAGCGGCGTATTCAGACCGAGTTTGTCCCGAAGGCTGCGGCCAAAGTCGGCGAAGAAGTTTGGTCTACGCTGCCTGAGAATACGCGCGCGGCGCTGACTTCGGTCGCATATAACTACGGCACGGTCCCCAGCCGTATCGTCCCGGCTGTGCAGTCCGGCAACCCTGAGACTATCGCGCGGGCTATCGAGAGTCTGGCCGGCGATAACAAGGGTATCAACGCCGGGCGACGTATGCAGGAAGCTAATATCGCTCGCGGCACGGGTATGCCCGGCTCGCGCGCGGTGCCGGCTTTTGCCGCTGGCGGCGCGCCGTCGTTCATGGGCGGCCCCGAGATCACGCCGCCGATCAATATGATGGCCCCGCCGGCTGCACCTATGAACGCGATGGCTGCGCCGGCTATGCCGACGCCGCCTGCGCCGCAGCCAGCTCAGCCGATCACGGTCGGCACCAAGACGCAGGTCAAAGGCCAGAGCAACGTCGAAACGACGCTCGGTAAGATGATGGACAAATACAACAAGCTCGATCAGTTGGAGGCTATCCCCAGCTCTTCGCGCGGCGCGCTGTCCAACATCGCCGCTTATGCGGCTGGCACGACTGTCGGGCAGGAAGTCGAGAAGGCCCGCGCAACGCCGGCTCAGCAGCAGCGTAACGAGTTAAAGGCGCTTCGTCGGTCGCTTCTGAAAGACATCATGTCTGCTACCGGCGCATCCGCCAAAGAACTCGACTCTAATTTTGAGTTGAAAAGTATGCTGGAGTCGTTGTCTGACGAGACTATGGACATTGATTCCGTCCGTCGTATTATCGCTGATCTTTCAGCGCGCTACGGCCGTGGCGGTGTCTCTGCGCCAGAAGAAGCGGCTCCTGCGCCGGCTGCGCCGGCCGCTGCGGCAGGGCCGCAGGTCATTGATTTCAGCCAGCTTCCCAAGAGGCGCTAATGGACGTTCGGCTTCCTGACGGCACGATTGTAAAAAATGTGCCGGATGACATAACGCAGGAAGACTTGATGGAGCGCGTCGGCATGATGCGTCAGCCATCTGAAGGTCTGACTATGGGCCGCGCGGCGGAAGTCGCGGGCGGCGCTGTCGCGCCTATCGCTGCCGCAGCCGGGTTGGGCGGCCTCGTCGCAGGCCCGGTGGGCGCTGTCGCGGCTCCTGCTGCGCTCGGCGTCGCGGATCTGGCAACAACACTCTATAATCTGGCCGCGCCCAAGATGGGCACGTCGCAGGTCCGCACGCCGTCTGACATCGCGCGCCAGTATCTGACGCCGGAATCATTCAAACCCCGCACTCAGGCTGAAGAACTGTTGGCTGCTGCGGCTGAAGGCGGCGCGGGGGCGTTGACGGGCGCGGGCGCAGCGAACGTGCTGGCGCGCCGCGCGGCCCCCGGCGTCGTGCGTAACGTCATGACCACCATGGGCGAGCGTCCGCTTGTGCAGGCAGGCGCTGGCGCGGGCGCAGCGGCCGCCCCGGTTCGCGCTGAGCAGATGGGCGTCGAGGATCCTCGCGCGCTGCTGGCGACGAGCCTTGTTGGCGGTCTGGCCGGTGCGCGCGGCGCAGCCGGGCTACAGCGTGGCGTCGAGTCCGCGACAGCGGCGGGGCAGCGCGGGCTCATGGGTCTGGTCGGCAAACCCCCAACAACCGAAGCGCTCGGGCAGCGCGCCTCCGAGTCCTTTGAACGCGCCACAACTATGGGCGTGCAATATGACCCGAAGGCGTATCAGTCATTTGCGGGCGGTCTGGAATCTAGCCTGAAGGGATACGATCCTGACTTCAGCAAGTTCGCCGATGTTAAAGTCGCCATTAACAAGCTGAAAGATCTAGACAGCCAGCCGTTGACGATTGAGCGGCTGCACAACGCGCGGCAAATGCTGGGCGTTTTGCGTGGTGACAGCGAGAAAGACGTGCGCCGGATGGCCGGCATCCTGACGGATCGTCTGGATAGTTTCATTACCGACAGCAAGAACGCCATCGGGGCTAATTCTCAAGAAGCCGCCGACGCGCTTATGTCCGGTATCCGTGACTACCGCATGATGTCAAAGAGTTCGGAGATCGAGCGTCTTATCGACCGCGCCAATCTGTCGGGCGGATCAGCCGAAAACATCGAGTCCCAGTTCCGTTCGTTGGCAAAGAACGAAGGCCGTATGCGCAAGTTTACGCCTGACGAACAGACGATGATCCGACGCATCGCCAAAGGCGAAGAGGGCTTGTCTCTCGCCAATCTCGCCAGCATGGTCTCCCCGACGCGTAACCCTACTATGCTCGCTTCGCAGGCGCTTGTCGGCGGGTATGGATTGTCCAGTGACGATCCTTACGCAGTCTTTGGTGCGGGCGGAGCGGCGTTGGCCGGCGCGAGCGGCAGGGCTGTCCGTAACGCTTTGGCGCGGCGGGCGGCGTCCAACGTCGCGGCTATGACGCGCGGCGCGCCGACAGCCGTTCCTTTCTCAGTTCAATTTGCGCCGCTGGCCGCTCCTATTGCGACACAGGGCGTCAACGCAATGGCGAGGCGATGACGAGCGAAACACAGATCTTTTTTGACGTGGCTGTGGCCGTCATCGGCGCTATGGGCGGCTGGATTCTCAACACCGTCTGGAACTCGGTGAAAGAGTTGCAACGCGAAGACAAAGAGCTGGCCGATAAGGTCGCCGCTATAGAGGTGCTGGTTGCCGGGCGCTACGTCACTCGCGACGAGTTCAACAGTACCTTTGCGCAGGTTTTCGCCAAACTCGACACGATCCGCGATCTGATAGCGACAAAGGCCGACCGATGAATTTGGCCGTCTTCTTCGACGAGGTCCGCAACAGCCTGTTTGGTGGCAGGCTGACGCAGGATCAGGTCGTCGGGATGGAGAACATCATCAACTACCGCGACGACAACTATCGCGGCGTCACGGACGACCAGCTCGCCTATATGCTCGCCACGGTCAAGTGGGAGACGGCGCACACGATGCAGCCTATCAAGGAGTATGGCTCGCAGGCGTATCTGAAATCGAAGCCTTATTACCCCTATTACGGGCGCGGGCTTGTCCAGTTGACGTGGAAGGCCAACTATGAGCGTTACAGTATCGCCGCCACGCCGGACAAGGCGCTGGAGTGGCCAACATCGCTGTTCGTGATGTTCGACGGCATGACCAAGGGTATTTTTACAGGCAAGAAATTATCCGACTATATTGCAGACGGCCGACGCGACTACGTGAACGCGCGCCGTATCATCAACGGCACCGACCGCGCCAAAGAGATCGCGGCCATAGCGGACGACTATCGCGACGCTATCATCAAGGCTCAAGACGCCGTCGAGCCGCCCCCACCTTCAGACGATCTGCAAGCCCGTTTCGACGCCATGCTTATTGTGGCTCTCCAAACCAACCCCCAAGTTCAGGAGTTGGTTCGGCAACTCAAAGAGGACTAGTTCAATGATTCACAGCCCCTACACCACCATCTCCGGCGTTCTCGCGCTCGCGACCGTCCTGTGGCACGCGTGGCAGACGAAGACGGTTAACTGGGAAGATCTCCAGAACGCTCTGGTCGGGCTTGGCCTTATCGCCGCCAAGGACTGGAACGTGACCGGCGGCACCAAGAGCAACTGAAGGCGACAGGCCGAAATTGCCAAACCCAAGACTACGGAAGAGACTGCTGCTGATCTTGACGCTGGTCGGTTCTAGCGGCTGTCAGTCGACGAGCGGGGGTTGCCCTCCGCTCGTAAACTATACTGTCGATCAGCAATTACGTGCCGCGCGTGAACTGCGAAGCCTCCCGAAGGGAAGTCAGCTCGCTCAGTTTGTCACTGACTACGGGAAGTTTCGCAGCGCGTGTCGGCTTTGACGCCTGCGCTACCTTCCGGTTGGCCTTCTTCTGATAGGCAATCGCTTCCGATCCCTGCTTTGACATGATGTAGTCCTCGGCGAAGGTCGCCGCAAACATCTCATAGTTCATAGCGTCAACATGGCTGTCGAGGTGATTCGGCGACGCAAACGCACGCGCATTCTTGACACACGCCATGATGACGGCGATCTCGTAAGGATGAAAGTCGCGCCCGAGGCGCAGACTGGCGAGGTCAGAGATCAACTGGAAGTTGTCTTCGATTCCGCCGTAGTTAGCGCCGCGCTCGGCGATTACGTCCCCGGCCAGCTTTAGAAGTTCGTGCGGTGTCATCTATTTCTCTCATCAATTCGGCCCGTTCACGTAACATCCGCAACGTCGTAAAACGCTGGTGCAGACGTATGATGAATGTAGACCGCCGAGCGTTACGGCGCTCGTCCTCCAAGAGGTCCAATACCTCTCGTTCCGTCAGGCTGGTCAGCACGTTCTGGAGTTCCGGCCAA